AATCCTTCATCTGCTTTCTCCAATCAATAAAGTCACCTGCTAAAGGAAGTACCAAACCAGTAAGGAGGTCAGGTTCATTTTCTAAAGGTATCGAAGGAGGTGGTGTACCTGGCATCGGTCTTCCTGTGATGTTTTTCACCTCTGATGCTTGTGCAAATCGAGTAAATTCATTACCCCACGTACTTCTATTTAAGGCAGCATTATCTCTTGTTAACGCTAGTGTTTGCGCTACTCTTGCCATCGTTCCAGCATATTTAAGAACTGCTTGCCTACGATTAGTTGTAGTAGCAGAACGAGCACCAGTTTGTTCACTAGCACCGACAGACATCATCGTTGCGTATGCTTCTTGTGTTGCTAATCCTGCTTTAGAAATACCAGACCATAACTGAAGGTCATCTCTAGCAATCTTGCCGAGTACCTCTTGCCATTTAGCATCTACTTCAATGTCTCGATCATTACTTTCGTTTTTCCAAAGAACAACATCTCTATTGAAGTCATTACGGTATTTTGCTTCGTTTCTTTCGTGCTGCCTTAGACGCTCTCTATTTCTATCGCGAACCTGATCTCTTTGATTGAAATAGTCAAAAGCAGTTGATCCTGCATCAAGAAGAAAAGTATCTATCATTGATCTTACAAAATTCGATAAAGGTTAATAAGTTGGGACCATGTAATACTTCTCGAAGAAATTTGAATCCCAAGAATCGAAGAAGTTTGATATGAGTGGTATTTCGTTTATCAACAACATTCCAAAGAAGTTTCTCAGGTCTATCATCAACGAACTTTTTTATATCTCTAATAAATGTGAGTGGGTATTTTTTAACGGTATCTGTACATAACAACCATATCCGTCCATTAGGTTCTGCTCCACCAATAGCGGCACTCATGCCGTTTGGTGCCTTGAAGTAATAACTATCAGGAGTGGATAACACCTGCAAAGCAATGGTGAATGGATCAAGACCATGACCTTCTATGCATTCTCGTTTGTCGTCGTCAGATAGTTGAGAGGTCACTGTAAAAGCAACCTCATTAGTAATTGGGTAGATGTTGTTATACACGTTGGTAGAATCTATTTGAATAATCTCCTTCCCAGTTCAGAGCATGGAGTGTTGCTGGTGAGGGATGAGTTGATTTGACGTGAACCGTTAAATTTGTATTCCTTTCGTACGCTGGAATCGTATGAGTATATTCGTTTGCTATAGCAAGGTTGCTAGCAGTGTAGTTATCCCAAAGTAGTGACTCATAGGTGGTTGTATAGTCCTGCTTACCCTTACGTTTTAATGTTGTCTCTATTAATCCAACGGAACCAAAAGTGAATTTCAGACGATGAATAATCAAAGAGGATCTGATATCTGCTCTTGTTTTTTCACCTTGTTGTTGTGTTGGATAGATGGTTGGTATCTCAACTTCCCATTCGTATAAATATCCGAGAATTAGATTTGAACCAGTCCAATCACCATCAATTTCAACGTTTGATCCGTTGATAGAAGCAGTGCTATATCGACCAATATTATTTCCAGTAACGTTCACATAGACTGCTAATTGATTACTGCTATTGAATCCAGTTGGTTTTGTGAATGATGTCTTGTTAGTAGTTGCGTTATAGGAGAGAGAACCAGACGTAATTAACTTATTGCAATCGAGATGCACCTTGTAATCGTCTGGTGCGGTTCCAACGATCGTGGTGTCATCCTGTTTACGAACGTCATATGCTTCCAAGGTGTAGTTCGATCCATTCTTAACAACCGTGTAGTACACGTCATCCATGATTGCGTGATAAACCAGATTGCCTGGTATTACCCATCTAAACCAAGAAGACTGAACTCTTCGTTCACCTGTATTGAAGAATCGATATCCCCATATCTCATTCTTATTTTCTGAACCAAACAAGACAACAGTGTTCTCTTTAGAAGAGGCAACCATTGTTAGATCAATAGGTAGAAGTTTAGATACAACTTTGCTTTGTTCTAATACCGTTGGTTCTCCTTCTCGTCTTACATCTGCCATCTCAAAGAATCTGGCATTTTGACCTGTGCTGTTGATAAAACCAGATGTAACACCAAGAGAAAATGGTTTGGTTTTGTGGTTGAAGTTATAAGCAGATAAATAGTTAATCTTTGCCGTCTGAGGAGTGAAAGCATCACTATCAGTTGTCAGCATGAATTGCTGATTTGAACTGAATATAAGAAGACCACTATTGACCTCTATACCGTCATAAAGAGTGGTAGGGAAGGTTGAACTTGATTGCAGATCAACGGGGTCATCACTACTCACTGCCATAGCAGTTTTAGACCAGAAATTAAAGAAGTCATTAGTTCTAGACAGAATCACGTTCTCTTCACTGAGTATGCAAAGACGGTTTCTAAAGAAGAGTAGTTTGTTAATCTTGTACCCAATGAAGGTGGGTTTAGGGTTTGTAGCGTCGTCACCAACATCACGTTCTTGCCACGTGGGTTTCTGAACTAAGAAACGTCCATTCGAGTAACTACCACTCGGTAATTCTCGTACAAGTTTGATTGGAAGAGTATCGTCATCGAAGGCAATCTCTAAGTTGGGTTGTGGGCATTCCTCCCAGACACCAACACCAAAACGATCTGATGAAGGAGTACCAGAAACATTATCAACCTTGAATTTAAGGAAATAATCATCGTCTTCTTCTCCACTATTTACTACTCGGACAACGAAGTTATGTCTGCAACTAGTAGGCAATTCTGCAATATTATTCGCCTCAGATGTAGTGATGTTCATCAACTGAGGTTCTGGTGTTGTTACGTTGAACGTAGAACTTCGCTTTAGATGGAGACAAGTACCAACGACAGTCGCTGTAATACCGTGACCAGATATCGCATCTAATGCTGCTTTCATATCACCGAGTATTCCTTCAGCAGTCACTGCTTCATCTGCAGTAGATGAAGTAGCAGCAGGTCTTACCCGTGCTAAACCCGCTCTACATGTAATCGTGATGTGCTTTTTAATCTTGACTGTTGTGGTAGCACCTTTCTCACTTGTATATGAATGCGTATCGTTAGTCGTCCAACCTTCTCCTCCAAATTGAAGTTTTGCAAACGGTTGGTAGGAATCGTCGTAAGCAGGATTGTTAGTTCCTCCACTTTCTGCTACGGGTTGGCATCTAAGGTCCATCTCATAGCGAAGATTAGTCTTACCACTAACTGTTCCTTGGTTGACGACCTCTCTACCCATGTAATTGCATTTCCCATCATTAGGAGAACTAACATTACTAACTGCATCATCAGCAGCAATGGCAGTTGCTCTAGTGAATGTCTGGGTTGTTGTATCAGTCGGTTCGTATATATCTAATGCATATTGCTTACCATAGGAGATGGTTTTTAGTTCGATGATTGCTTCGTTAACTGCTGCAGGGGATTTATCAGAAGTCCCTGTTTTCATTGCAACAGTAGTATTCCTATTGGTTATGAAGGTGCTCTCATTAACAGTAAGTGCTTGTAGTTCGTCTGCATTTGTCCATCCACTTAAATAGGTACAAGCATTAGTACCAGGAACACCCGAGTAATCAAGTGGAATAACAGCACCATCACTTGTTCTCCATATTTGAACGACACCTGATGTATTGACGTTGCCTATGTATTGGTTCTCTTCATCTGTATAGATGTGAAACCAACTGACTGTGCCTGAATTTGGTGTAATTGCTGAAACCAGTTGTCCACCTGGTCTTTTGATTAACCCTCTAGTGACATCTGGTATTCCATTTTTAAGATCCACAACCTGTCCAGGTACTTTCATGAAATCTGGTTGTTCAGAAATACCTTGAATAAAACTGGGAATCTGTTGAGTTATCCCTGCCATTATCTTCTTAGTGCAAAGTAAGGTTGATAGGAGTTATATCTTGATTCGTGTGGTAGTCCTAAGAAACTATGATCTCCTTGATTACATTCATATTCCATACATGCTGCTCTTGCTTGGAGTTCTTGAGATGCAAGCAGTTGGACGAGTTGTGGATTAGCGACAAGTTGAGTTGCTGCTCGACCTGCTGCTTTATAAGTGATATACCTTTTGAATACAGAAGGAAGATCTTCAAATCTTC